CAAAGACCCACCTTCGATTACCTCCTTATCGGAGTCGAACCAAAGCTTAATAGCTTTGATTTCTCCTTCTTTAAGGTAGATTTCTCGAAGGGTTAAGAGGTCTTTCGTTAACCTACTTTGAGCTAGAATCGTGGACTTCGATCTTCTTATTGAGAATACCCCCTCGTCTACTGTTGTAAGGAGTAGTTTATTTGAGAATATCTCAAACACTCTCTCCTCATCAGCATTTTCGAGGTCTATTAGAGGCCCGGTTAACCTATTATTTAGGTCACCGACCGCCCCTAATAGGGGGTGATTTTCAACGAGAAGTCGACGTAGAGGATTGGTCATCCTAGCCTCCAAGCCAGAGTCAAGAATTGCTTTAGAGATAACCTTAAGGTACCTCTTCTGTGATTCTATGACCTTTTCTTGGTCCTTCTTTCCTTGTTCTGCCATTATCCTTTTAATCATCGATATAACCATATCATGATCTGAAGTTCTTAATGGACGAGGGAGAGCAAGTAGTTCTACTAATTTTGTAGCTTCTACCTCCTCTTCTTGTTTCTTGATTACTCTTGAAACACAAGTAAAGATGTCGAATAGCTTCCGGGTCCGAGTCGCTTGACTCGGTTTCCCCATGGCTACATAGACATTTTGTAGGATTTGACCGGGTTCCCCTGTTCCCACAATTTCTCAACCATGAGATAGTTGCGTCTCAATGAAATTCGAAAGCAGACTATATCGCTTTCAAGTTTCCAATAGACCAGAAAAGGAAAAGGGTGTTACTTCAACACCAGCATGGATCCATCTCTTTGCGAACTCATAAGTTTGTACGGACTCATGGGTCTTTTGCTCAGAAATGGGCATATCTAGTGTCGAGAGTATCCTCTTATACTCTTCTGCTACCTCACCGTGTGATATAACAATATCATCACCAAGTATGGCGTAGCTCTTGAAGTGTAATTTATTACACCGCAAGGCTGCTAACCTTACAAGGTAGTGATGTGTTATAGCCATTACGGGTCAAGATGAATAGGCACCCATAGGTTGGCCGGTATTATATTTATAATCCCGGCCCTTATGGTTGTACCCCATCCCAACTAGGAGATTCGCTCAAGCGTCTACTTTCTCGGCCGGTAGAAACGATTCTAACACCTTTCGCTGAAGAGCGAGAGGCATTCGATCCGTTGCTGCCGTTAAGTCTAGAGAGTAGAACACTTCTTGATCTCGAAGGATTTCAAGGAATCGCGACTGGTTAAAGGTACAATCTGTATCTAACCTTCTAAGAACACCGTTAAGGTGGTCATGGAATGGTTTAAGTACAGTTTGACTCCAATAATCTAGTATAGCGATTACCCTTGTCTTCCCTTCCTTATCAGGAAAGTGGGCCAACGCTCGTACACGGTTCTTAGTTTTAATCTTGAAAGATTGATTCCATCAATCTATCACAGTTAGGTCTGGACGGACTCTTGACTTGATCAGCGCCTTGAAGATATCTCGGAGGTACCTACCTCCAAGTAAAGTAAGGCTATCCCGAATATTTTCGGGTAATAACCTTAAATCTTCAAGTGCGGTCATCAAGGCTTGACCGTTCGGACCCGACTTAGTAGAATAATGAAATTTATCTCAATCTCAAGATCACTTCTTTAGTCCAAGACTATTGATGATATGTCGGTGTTGCCCTTCCGTAACGTGCGGTAGGGAGCCACCCCATGTCCTCTCAATCGTCTCAGATTCGAGAACAGATGGTAAGGTAAAACATCTAGAGATAGTCAATAGTGTTAGTATACCTCTTATATTCTCAGGACTTGTGTCCTCAGGATTTAAGGGTGCTATTCACGAAGGAATACCTTTAGAGTTTATCTTTACTACAGTTTTCTCGAGAAGTGGG